GAGAATATAGCTGGAGCTGATGTAGCTCAAGCAGCAAGAGCTAGAGAGGCGGCATTAGCAGCAGGTTCTGGTGCTGATTGGACCGAGTTTGGTGGGGCACTAGGCAGTGCTTTAACTGAATGGATTCCTAAATGGAAAAATAAAAAGACTTAATATGGCTATAAGATACGATATGGGCAATCCACAGTGGGCTATGATTAGAAGATTAGAAAATCAAGCTCGTGCTAAAGAACAATCTGAAATGCTGGGAACTCTTTTAGGAGAAGCCATAGGAAGTGCATCAACTAAAAAGCTTAGAGATTCTTATATGAAATATCTTGATGAGAATGAAGGTACTCAGATAACTCTTGCAGATTATGAAAGAAAGATTTTTAAGCCTGAGCAACAAAAGATTAAAGCTGAAAAAGAAGCTCAGCGTGCAGAAGATAAACGAATTAAAGCAGAAGATAAAGCAGAAGATAAAGCGTCTGCCAAAATAGCAAGAGATGCTAGGCGTTTAGCTAGAAAACAAAAAAGAGAAAGTAAGCTAAGTCCATATGAGTCTAGACTAGAATGGCAACGAAAAAGAAAAGAAGCACGTCAAGATAAAAAGCGTTCTAGGCTTAGACCTGGAACTCCTATTGCTGAAGATGCAGATTTTACGGCAGAATCTATTGATGATTCTGGTGGAATTTTAGATGTAGCAAGAGATGCTATGAGGACAGGTACAGATGCTTTTGGAAACCCAAGAGTACTTGGTTATTCTGCAGATGAAGCATCTGATGCAATTACAAGTATTCCAGGAATATTAGGAGAAGTATATGACGATTGGGCTCCTTGGATAAATAAAAATATACTTAGAAGGGGAACTCCTTCTTCTGTATTGCCTAGCGACGAAAGGCTTGGTTTTATTCCTCCAGTTTCAATGAAAGGAGCAGACTCATCGCAAGAATGGGATTATAGTGGTGAGACTGATTCTGGATTTTATGGACCAGGTGTTACTGATGAGCTACCAATGCAACCTGGGTACAGTGATAAATATGGTACTTATGATGAGTCTAAAAATGTTATAGATTACTATAAGGGCACTAGTCCAACTAAAAATGTGGCAGAGCCAAGTGGATTTAGGCCTTGGGCTCCAGAATATGATGCATCGCTCTCAGGTTCTGTTATGGATACTCCACCAAATCCATTAAATCAATTGGATATTGAAGGTATTACAAGATTAATGGGTGATTTTGAAGGCTTCAATGAAGGTAATAATCGTAATGCATCTATATTCACTGATAGTATGGCGAAGTTAGGAGCTACAAAATCTAAAAAATCATTTGTAGGTTCTGATGGGAAAACATATCATTATGCAGAATTTCCTGATGCAGATACAGCTTTTAATGCTAATAAGCAAATGGTTGCATCTATGCTAGATAGCACAGGAGGCGATATTGAACAATTTATTATGAATTACATAGACAAGCCTAAAGGTGACCCAGAAGTATTATCAAGGCTTCAAGAAATGAGAAGAAGAAATTTGCTAGGGCAAGCATTAAACAATAAGGGTGCGTATTAAATAATGGTTAATCCGAATCAAGGTTTTAATTTAGCAGGAAGACTTCAGCAAGATAGAGCTAATAAAGAAAATAATTTTTATAATAATTTACTTGCTTATGGTATGACTGCAGGTGGGAGCTTTAGTGCTTCTGGAGATAAAATTACTTATACTCCTAGTTCTATGCCAGACAAGACTACAATGTGGAATGAGTTTGTTGCTATGAAAAACGGTAGAATAAACCAGCAAGATATTGCTAGTTTTGAAGCTCAATGGCGTCAAGCAAATGCTATGAAATCTTATAGTGCAGCTAAAGAACTTAATAAGCTTACTAATATGGGCTATGATAGAGATAAAATTTCTGACGTTATAGCGGGTGATGAAACATTATATAATAGTCTTCTTGATATGGTTTCTGACCTTGAAGAGCAAGCAGTTAGTACTGGAGACGATAACGCATTTGCACAAGCTGAAACTTTAAAATCATATTTCCCTGAAAAAGATAAAGGTATATTAAGAGATTTAGGTCCACAAGGATGGGCTACTTTAGCAGCAGGTACTGGTTTAGCAATATCTAATAAAAAGGGAATTATGGATGTAGCAAAAAAAATTAAATCAAAAGCCTCATCTATGACAGGAAGTAAGGTTAAAGGATTAGGCACTGCAGCTCCTTTTATTGCATACGGATTAGCACCAGAGCTTGGTTTTCAATTATATGGCAAGCAAGGACGACAAGTAGCACAAACAGGTGCAGACTTAGGTTTGTTAGGTATGGCGGCCAGAACTCTTGTGCAAGGTCCCCCACTAGCTAAGGTAGCTGGCGCTGCACTTATGGGTATACCAGCAATATCAAGTTTAATTAGTGATTATGGAGATAGCGTTTACGACACATTTTTTCCTGATGAAGAATAATAAATATGGCTCAATTCCAACCAAGATGGGATGAACAAACTGTACGAAGACTAGTATCTAGTTATAAAGATAACCCGCAGAGATTTCCCGAAACATATAAACAAAATTTAAGACAGCATACTGACTATTACAATGTGCCCTTTTATGAGGGTGAGTTTAGTATTGCAGATGCACTTACTGACTTTGGTGCTGGCTTTATAGAAGGATTTACCACACTACATATAGGCGATGAACCTGACAATGAATATGAAGCTATATTTAAAAATCTAGGTCATTTAGCTGGTTTTGCTCCTGGTATTATATCTGCTCCTCTAGGAGCTGTTCAAAAAGTTACTAAATCCACTTCACTGTTAACTGCTGCAAATGTAGCACGTAGTCTTAATGATAAATCTGTCCCTATGGCAGCTGCAAAGATTGCTACTAAGTTTGCTAAAGATAATGTAAAACCTTTCCTAAAACAAGGCAGAATGGCAAAAAATAGTGCTGTTAATACTGCATCTAACTTTCTTATGGGAGATAGAGCAAGGCATATTGCTGAAGGCGCATTTCATTTAGGGGCAGCATCTGCTGTTTCTGCATGGCAAGGTGGTGTAGATGAGATGATGGCAGCTTTTATTGGAGGTGCTCAAGCTGGTGGTGTATTTAGGGGAATAGGTAACTTTATTAATACTGGTAGCGAAGCTGGTACTAAAGTAGCTAAAACTGTAGCTGGTTCATTATTTATGGGTCTGCCTGCAACTATGAGAGGAGCTACAACCCCAGAACAAGTATATGAGTATGTTATGGGTGCTTGGTTTGGAGGACAAGAAAGACCTTGGACTGTAGCTAAAGCAGGAAAGTTTGTACAGAAATTTGAAAAAGATTCTCAAAAGAAAGAAAATGAAGCGTTACGTATATTAAAAGACCCAGAGATACATCCAGACTTTAAAGAACTTCCATCTGAAGTAAAACCTGTAGTTAAGGAAATGTTCCAACAAAGATATAATCAAGAAAATCTTGAGATAAGTGCTGCCGCTGCTAAGTATATGGCAGAAAAAGGTAATATTGACTTAGATGCTCTAAATAAAGAAATAATAAATATAAGAAAGGCCCGTGAAGCTGAGCTAGAGCAACAACGCCCTACAGAAGAAAAAGTTCCCGAAAAAGATTTAGAAAAAACAAGTATAGATACTCCCAAGGAAATTACAGTAGAGATTCCTGAGGGCACTCCTACAGACCCTGCTATTCCTCCAACTACACAAATTATTGATAATGTTGCATATAAATTCCCAAGAGGAGTTGGATTTAGAAAAGAATTATTACCTCAAAAAGCTCAAGATACTTTAAACAGAAGAGATAGGGAAATGGACTTACTTGCTGAAGAAAAAGCTGCAAGTCAAGAATTAGACTTAGCTGAAAAAAAGAAAGATAAGAAAGCAATAGCTAAAGCAAAAAAACGGTTTGACGAAATATCTAAAAAACAAAAAGAACTAAAAGCAGAAGAAGAAGCTGCTAAGAAAGAAGTTCCCGAATTATCTTTAGAAAAAACAAATGTTAAAAAGATTATATCTGGTGGTCAAATTGGAGCCGACCAATTTGGATTAGAAGTTGGGAAAGAATTAGGAATAGAAACAGGAGGAACTGCCCCTCCTAAATTTCAAACTACAAAAGGTTCTCAAAAAGAAATATTAGAAGGATATGGATTAGTAGAAGGAGAATCTGACCCTGCAATATATGTTAAAAGAACTATAAAAAATGTAAAAGATTCAGATGGTACTGTATTATTTGGAGATGAAAAATCTAGAGGTTCTGCATTAACTATTAAAGCTGCAATGAATAATGGAAAACATATAATTGTAAATCCAACATCAAAACAATTAACTGAATGGATATCTAAAAATAATATTGAAATATTAAATGTTGCTGGTAATAGGAATATTGCTGCAGATAAAGTCAAACCCATATTAACTGAAGCTTTAAGCAAAGTAAGCACTTTTGATGTTGTAAGTGCTAAAAAAACAACAAAAAAGGAAGATATAAATCTTGGTAGCACTAATGAAGATAATGTTGGCGTTGCTCCTATATCAGACCCTGAAGTTGGAAGAAAAGCTTATAATATAGTTCGATATGATATGCCAGACCTATTTAAAGAAATGGCTCCTGCTGAAAAGCAAATTGCTAGAGAAGGCGCTGTTAATAAAATAGGTGCTATTATTGATAAATATTTAACTAAAAATACAGGTATATTAACTAACAAGTCATCTGTAGCAGTCACTAAGATTAAAGAGATGCTTAAAAAAGATTATAATTATGTTATTAAAAATACACCTAAAGACCCCGAAAGAGTAGACAGATTTGAAGGAAATCTTAGGCAATGGTTAGGACGTTTTAATAATGATGAAGTTGTAGACGTACTAACTTACGATGGCAATACATTAAAAAAACTTACTAAGAAGAATCCAAAGAACGCAGCTGGAAATAAAAAGATATTAGAGGAACCTTATAAGATAGTTGATAATATATGGGAGAATCTGACAGGGAAAAAAGAAAGAGCTTTTGTATATCTAGATAACATTACTATTGATACTAAAGATGGTAAACGAGAAATTACTCCTAAGAAATTAAAAGATAGTGAATACGCTGATTATGGTGGTGAAAAAGATTACTATGATATGGTATCAGATGTTATTAAAAAAATGGATAAGCAAGGATATAATTATTCAGGAGGCAAGGGTACTAATGATAGACTCTACTTTAGAAAATACCACCCAAATACAAAGAATGTTAAAAATCGTGATATTTTAAAAAACTTTAAGCCATCTGATATTAGAGCTTTAAGAAGAGATTTTATTAAGAAGTTTAAGGCTCCTGGGGCTTTATTTGACAAATCGTTTAAATCTAACTTGCTATGGCAGCTTGAAATTAATGGATTAGAATATACACCAGAAAATGTAAAAAAGATGCTTGGTGATGGATTTATTGGCAACGCTATAGCTTTAAATAAAAGACTCCCTTTAATTATGACAGATTCTTATCCTGCGGAAAAAGAGTTTTTTAAGAATTATAAAGACCCAGATACGGGAGAAGGCCTGGGGCTTACTAAGGATGGTAATTTTAAATTTTATATTAAGCCAGACTTTTACCAAGATAGAAGCAAAAAGTTCCAAGATAAAAAGAAAGAGGAAGCAAAATTTTCAGATATTAAAAGCACGGAAACAGAAGAAAATCTTGATGGTGCTATAATAGGTAGAGATGACGTTGTTAATGCATTAAATGCAGAGAAAGGTACTCCAGAGTCTAGACATAATAAATCTTTAGTCGTTATGCCTGACTCTAACGATGGAGGGCTATTTTTAAAATATGCTATACATAAGGCAGGACCTGCGGAATCTAAGATAATGAAAGATGCTGGCCTGCATTTTGAAGTATATGATAGTGCAGCAAAACAAAAGGGTACTAGAAAGTTTTATGAAGAATATGAATTAGACCCTAAATATATTAGGCAAGACTATGGAATCAAACAGAGTAAAAAGTTTATTGAGCCTCAATCATTAAAAAAACAAATGGTAACAAATCTTGTTGAATCTTTAGCGGCTAACCCAAAGCTTAAAGATGGTACAACAATGAATGAGGTTGTTGAAGACATCTATAATACGTTGACTCTGCCTAAATTTGAAGGAGTAGCAGAAACGAATAAAGCCTTTAGATTGTATCAAGAAAAACTAAAGACAGCATCTAATAAGGAATTAGCCGCAGAGTTAGATAAATTAAATTTTGAAGAGATAGGTATTACAGAGCTTGTAGATGGATTAAAGCTACCTGGAAATCAATTATTTGCAAAGAAATTTTATAATCATTTATTATTAAAGCGTAAAGAATCTTTATTAGCAGAATTTGAAGATGGTGAAATAGGGCCTGAAACTTATAAGACAGCAACTCAAGAAATAGAAGACTTTAATACTGTTGCTGAAAAAATGATTGCAGCGTCTAGAAGAGATGCTATTAAAAGAAAAAAACCTGAAAATGAATTAAATATATTCTTACATCCTGATTTAAATAAATTTAGAATGAAAGTGCTTTCGAGTTGGATAATTAATCAAGCAACTAGACCTAAAGTAAAAAATTCAGCATCAGCTATTATCAGACCTTATGATTTTAGTTTGCAAACAAATGCGGATGGTGTGAATCCTAAGCTAAAAGAATTAAATACAAATAAAGAGTTATTTTTCGTTGGAGATGAATTTAAACGAATGCCTATAGAGACAGAAGCTTATGGAAGAACCACTTTAAATGAGCTGTGGAAAATATCTCAAAGAAAGAATACTCCTAAAAATATTAAAGAAGATATTAAAGAAATTCTTAGGGCAGCTATTATTAGAGTTCCATCTGATTCTAATTCAGGTACTCAAGTATTAGAATTTGCTGGTTTTACAGGCAGAAAAGATTATGGAGTACTAATGCATGGCTTGGTTAAAAGAGCCTTAGGTGGTGCTGACCATGATATTGATTCTGCCTATTTGTATTTTGGTGGTAAAGGTGGCTTTAAAAAAAGCTGGAAAGATATGTTCAAAGCCCAAGCAGAAGAATTTTATGAAAAACAACCTGATGGAAGATTTAAAATAGCAGACAATAAAGCTAAAGAATTTGAAAAGAAATTAATAGAAGAATATTCTGCAAATGAAGATGCTCTATTTAAAAGTAAAGCTGGTATGTTTGCTCCTAATACATTAATGCAAGCAGCCGAAGGTGCTACAGAAGGTAGAGGACTCCTTGGTGGGGCAGCAGTAAATCCTAAGAATATCTTGGCATCTGCCTATGAAATGATTATGCAAAAAGGTAAAGATGAATTTACCATGAAGCACTTTGGAAAAGACGTAAAAGTTACTCTTACTCCTAAAACCAAACCTCAAGAAAAACAATATATTAATAAATTAATGCGTGCTACTGTTGGATTTGCCTCAGATGCTATGGATTATGGTAAACCAAAAGGTTATGAAAGCTGGTATAAACAGGCATTAGATGCACATTTTAATATTACAACAGATAAAAAGATTTATAATTTCTTAAATAAAGTTAATTTAAACCAATTTATCAAAGAAGGTGTTATAGGCAAGATAAATAATGCTAATAAAGCTTATTACAGCAAAGATTATACTCGTGGCAGGCAATGGACAATGGAAGAGCGTCGCAATATGACTAAAGATTTATATCTTGAGCCTAGCGAAAATGTAAAAACAATTACTCCTAGAATTGCTAGATTGCTTTATAATATTGATTATTCTGACAATATTCTTAATAGAATAGATGCTAAGAAAATGACAGACCTTTTTAAGATTTACAATGAAAATGTTTCTCAGTATAAGTCTCTTAAAGACCCTCTAGGAAGAGTAACTTTTAAGGCTATTACAGGAAAGCACATTAATAGGACTTTAACAAACGAACTTACTGACCCAGATAAATTAATTGAAGTTGCTGAAAACGATGCAAAGTTTCAAAAAATTATTGAAGGTACTAACTATGAATTTAAAAAGAAGAAAGTAAAAGGAAAATGGGTTAATACTAAAGTCAAAAAAGAATATAATAAAGATGAACGTATAGCTCTTCTTAATAAATTTAAAGAAGAAGCTGCAGATTATGCTGGTAGAGATATGCAAACTCTAGTAACTGTGAAATTAGCATCTGACATTATAAAAGATATGAAAAAACGATATCCTAACTTGACAGATGCTCAATTAAATCAAGTTATTGAAAATGCATCTAAAGCAGTTAGTAAACTAAAATTTAATAATTATTTGCTTAGGGAAAACAGAAATAAGCAAGATGAAGATTTAAAAACTCAAAATCAAGTTAAGAGTAAAGGTACTGCCGCTTTAGACCAAAATGAAGTTGATTTACAAATAAGAGAATGGAAGCAAAATAAAACTGAATTAGAAAAAGATTTATTTGATGTTTTAATGCTTGGTTCTTTAAACAGAGGTAACTTAAAAAAGATTAACGAGTTAAGGTCAATTGAGAATCCTACTGATGCAGAAAAATTAACATTAAGTGAAGAGTTACAAAAAGCATCTAAAACATCTTCTTCTATGCTTGGATATAATAGTGAAGCTGTTAATCCTAAGAATTTAGAAAGATTCCTAGGGGAGATAAATGATAAGTTTTCTGAAGTTGCCCAAACTAGAACAGCTGAAGAAAATAAAATTATAAATAAGTCTATTACTGAAGAACCTCAAAAACAAGAAAACATTGAAAAAGGCTGGCCTGAAGATAAAGGCAAAGATGCAAATGCTTTAGAAGAAGTATTTACAACGGGTTGGGAAGGCGTTAAAAAAGCTAAGAAAATAAAGCTTGATAGCGATACTAAATCTTATATTGATGATATATTACTTCAATTAAAGACAGAACCTAATCATGTTATGCAAAATATTGGTTTTATAGCTCGTAAGGTTATTGGCAAAGATATTAATATATTTAATAAGCAGGATTGGTTCCAGTTTCGTAATTGGTTGCAAGATATTAAAAATGGAACTTTATGGCAAAGATTAAAAAGTGAAGATTTTACAAAAGTATCTCAGCGTACTTATTTACAATTTCCCGAAACAATTAATAGAGAGCTAATGAGGGATGAGATTACAGTAATGCAAGAAAATGGTATTTTCTTAACTGCTGAAGGTACTAAAGCTGGAAGAGTAATTAAACCTACTCAGCATATGGATATACTCCAAACAGATATTGGAAATATATCAGGAGTAGTTGATGGAATAAATGATAAGCTTTCATTGGAACGAGCAAAAACTTGGGAGTTTTTAGACGGATTTAAAGATGGTACAAAGCTATGGGAAGTTGCTTGGGTTACAAGGGAACTTCCAAATGCTAATAGATTAATTGAAAAAGCCGATGGTAAAGAATTAAAATTAGCTCATATACATGCTAAAACATATAAAGACAATTATAAAAAGATTCTTGAGAAACATAATTATGAGTCTGACTTAAAAAATAAAGAATACATAGTTACTATTGAAGGTAACCGTAAAACATTAACTGGTAAAGAATTAGTAGATTATATTAATAAAAAAGAAACAGAATATTATAAAGAAAGAGGTCTTTTTGCTAGAGGCGATGTACCTTTAACTAAAAATGGTGATTTGATGCCTTTGTTAAATGATAAGGGAGAAATTTTAACAAAAAACGGTCAAATTATGTATGCACTTCAGAAATCTTTAGAATTTGGTATTCCAGGATTTACTAGTGGGCCCAAGAATAGTGGGTATTTAATTACAAAAACAAAACCTAACAGTAAATTAGCTAAAGAATTTCCTACTGGATATTATGACCCCAAAACTAGACAGAATCCAGTAATCGACATTCCTAAATTTGTAAATGATATGAAGAAAAATGTTGCTTTTGGAAAGCCTATACCTGAGCAATTTGGAATTGATGGTATTAATTCCGTAGGTCGTAGTGCAATGTATGAAATGGCTCGACACGGAATGAATAGTAAAGAAAAAGTAAAAATGTATAATACTATGCAAGCTCGTACTGGTAGAATTAAAGAAGAAATGTATACTCCTCATTCTCATTTTAATAAAAAAACAGCATTAAAATCTTTAGAAGATTATGCTAATTATTTGAGCAAACAAGACATTCCATTAAAAGAGCAAGAAGCTATTATTAAATCATTAGCTTATAGGCATAATGCATTAGCAGGTGATTTTATGTTTGAAGAAATAAATCATTGGGAAGGGTTTAATGCAGCAATTTCTAAGATTGCCAAATCTAAAGAAAAAAATGAAAATCGTATCAACTGGTTAAAAAGTATTGGTAGGTCTGGTAGTCAATTTAGTAGAACTGGGCATATGCCTGGATATTCTTTATCAAGAGAAGTGCCATTAAGTTATGGAAAAAGCTTTAATAATATTTACTATAGGCAGCTATCTCAAATATTTAGTCGAGACACAATAAGCAAATTTGAAAAATCGATGTTTGATAGAAAAGTTCCAACAGATGTGGCAGAAGCTTGGTCTAATTTTGCAAAATTATATGTACAAGGAGCTATTGGAAATCCAGATGTAGTCCCAGAATATATTTACAATGACCCTAAAATGAAAATTAAAGGAACTCCTTATGGATGGTGGGCTGATAATAGGGTGAGAGATAGATTAAATAAAATTGGAGACAAATTAGGCCTTATTAAAGAAAAAGAAAATCTTCCAGAGAATATGAGAGGATTAGATTTAAATGATATAAAAAGATGGAGCAACCTTGAAGCAAAATTTGAATTAGCCTCATTGTTAGCTCATCCTAAATCTATGGTTGCTAATATTTTTGGTGGTACAATGCATACTGTTCAATCTGTAGGATTTAATACATGGAAAAATGCTCGTAATGATAAATATATGTCTACTATTAACCCAGATTTTGGAACAAAAGAACAACGAAATCAATTTGCGATTAAACATGGTATACTCCCTGAACAATTAATTGAAGAATATGGATTAAATAGAGGATATCAATCTGCCAAAAATAAAGAATTTATTGAAACTGTTGCTCGTAAGATGAGAAGAGACCCCGAAGTTTCTAGTGAATCTATTAGAGAGTTAGCTAAAGAGCAAGGTATAGGTAGAAAAGTTACTGAATTTGCTGCTAAGTTTATGTCTGTCCCTGAAAAAGCATTAAGGCGTGATGCTTTTATGGCTCATTATTTACATTGGTATAATAAATTTGGTGGAACAATAAAGAATTTTAACCATCCTGTATTAATTGAATTAGCTAAAAAAGGTGTAAAGGCTACTCAGTTTTTATATTCAGCACCATTTAGACCTATGTTCGCAAGAACTGCCTTGGGTAAGGTTATGACTCGTTTCCAATTATGGGGATGGAATGCAGTTAAATTTAGAAAAGAAGCTTTAAAAGAAGCTCGACAATATGGATTTAAAGGAGCAGAAGCTGATAAATTTGCCAGAATGATGCAACTGGATTTATTTGTCTTTGCTCTAGGTAATGCTTTTGCTTATTCATTATTTGACACAGCAATGCCAGCTCCTTATAATTGGTTCCAAGATACTAGTGAATGGATATTTGGAGATGAAAAAGAAAGGAATAGAGCTTTCTTTGGGCAATGGCCTAGAGCTGTAGCTCCCTTACAGATGATTACACCTCCTATATTAAGATTGCCAATGGCTTCAATGAGAGCTATACTTGAAGATGATTGGGAAAGAATATCTAATTACTATATACATACTATGTATCCATTTGGTAGGATTTCAAGGGATTTCGTTGGACCTAATAATTTAATCGAAAATCCTTTAAGTGCTGTTGATAAATGGACTGGATTTCCTTTACTAGGATTGAGTAAAGCTTCTAAGGATTTGCGTAAAGGTAAGGAAAGAACAGTCCCAACACCTGGGTCGGGACTATCTCCTTTCTAACTATTCTTCTACTACCATAGCCCACAATAACATCAAGTATACTATTGCGTCTGTTATTCTGCCTCTGACGTCTTCTCTTTGTGACTTATGTCCTTTTGTATAGGCAGATATTCCATCTATATGCTTTAAAAGGTAAGTCATAAGTACTCTTTCTCTGTCTACGTCTATGGCCATTGCTATTCTTTCAAAGTTTGCAAAGACGTTGTCTACGTCCTGTGCGTATTCTCTTTGTCCTGCGTCTCTAGTCCTCAGTACTTTCGGGAGTATCTGATTCTCTATTAGCCTCTCCATCTCCTGATGTGTCATTTTTACCTCCTAACTTTGATTTCATAAACTCATCAAACTCTTTTAGTTTAAATATTTCTTTTTCTTCCATCATCATTATTAACAAATTCAATGTCATTTCTATTGCATCTGTCTTATGAGCTAGATTATCAAAAGCTTTTATGATTTGTTTTTTACCGATATTTTTATATTGTGGATTGCTCATTATTACTCCTTATTTAAATTTATACCATTTTTGCTGTCTAGCTGTTCTTATTCTATGGCAATTAGAACATACAAGTATGCATTTTTTAATCTCTTTTAATATTGTTTTAATAGAATAAGCATGCGTAGCCATGTATGATACTTCTAATCTTTTATCTTCAGGTTTAATATGGTCAAAATCTAGAACATCTGGATTGTCTTCGTCGCAAGATACACATTTATTGCTTAATTTCAATTCCCTTAAAAATATTTTATTTTGTAAAATATATTTTTTATTGTTCTTTTTAACATTTGCAAGATAAGCTTCTTTGTTTTCACTATAATGTTTTTTTGTGTATAGATTAGAACATATAATGCATTTACTTTGTTTAATCTTTTTTTTCTTATTTTTAAAGTAAAATTGCTTTAATGGTTTATATTCTTTACACGTACTACATCGTTTGTTTTCCATTAATTATCCAATTTCGGTGTTGTTTCACCAAAATTATGATTTAATTTGTGCAATACCTTGCTTTTTTTTGCTTTATTAGCCAATTTAGAGCCATATACTTCTTTATAGATACATTTCTGACATATGAATAAGATAGCTGGTTTATAGCTGGGAATATATTGATAATTTTTATACTCCCAGCGTGCTCCTAATTTGGTATCTTTACACATTTGACACTTGTTAGTGGAATGTGTATTAACCATTCTTACTATTCTATTGTCAGACATTTTTATTGTTTTGTCTTTTTACTATGGATTTTTCTCTATCATCAAGTATTTTATTTAAGTTTGTATCTGTTTTAGCAAACTTAGGTGGAATTGTTGCTGACATATTCCCTTTGCTGATAATTTCATCTCCATTCTTCTCTTTTTTTTTAAAAGTACTTTCTTGAGATAATAGTAGTTCATTATTAAGAAATTTTACTTGCTCATAGAGTTGTTTAATTTCTTCATTTTGTCTATCTATTTCTTGTTGTAACTTTTGAACTTTTTCTTTATAATAAGTCGTAGTCATTTTTATTATCTTCTCCTATTTTAAATTTAGCTTTTACTTTAACTTTGAATTTAGGATAAGGTCTGCCTCCCATTAAAAACTCCCATAGCTTATATGTTGATAAAGCTACTTCTAAGTTGAATTTAATGTTTTTTAATTTATATGAAGGTTCTTTTATCCATCTACCTTTAGTATATAAACCATATAGTTTTGTTACTTTAGGTAGGTCGTAGTCTATTGCAATGCGATTATATAGGTCTGCATACATATTTAATTGTATTTCATGTGACTTGTAATGATTTCCTGTTTTTATGTCTATTAAACAGTATTCTCCATTGATTTTAGCTATTATATCGCATGTTCCTGCCCACTTAATATCTTCGTGCCACATAAATAATTCTGTTGCTATTAGTCCAACTTCATTTTCATTCCAGAACTTCTCGAACGACATTAAGTGTTTACATACTTCCTCATTTTCAGATTGGACAGATTCTCCTAGCATATACTGCTCTGCTAAGTCGTGTACTTCTGTTCCTCTTGCTGCTGCTTTATCTCTTTCTTCACAAGCAATTTTGTAGCTAGGATGGTTTCCAAGCCATTGCTCGAATCCGATACCTTTTGTAAGAGTCTGTCCTATAATATTGGTAACAGATGGTCTCCAGAGATTGCTGCACTCTGGAGCGTACCATCTATCACCTGATTCGTGTCTACGTATTTTAAGACTATCTTTATATTGTTTTAGTCTATCTTTCATATTAGCTCCTTGATTGGTACTAAAGCTCCAATACTAAGACTATCATCTCCACCATAGACTGGGTATTCTGCTTTATTGTTTTTAATTAAGGCTTTTATCTTGCTTTTCATCAAATTAGTAGGCAACAATATAATACCTTCGATAGCTCCATCTACGGTAAGAATTGTTGCCCACCAATCTGCTTTAGTGGACACTAAACCACTAAAGGCCTTGCGACAGGCTAGTTCTACATAAATATTGCCAGTCGATTTCCATATATCTCTTTCTGTTTTTACTTCAATTTTACCATTTGTTTTTTGAGTTAAAATGCTACATAATGCATCTTCATACTTTTCTCCAAATGGTAAATCAATATCAAAGAATTTACTCATCATCTACGCCGTTCATACTATTAGGAGAGTACGATAATGTTCCCATTATATATTGCTCTATCCACCAGCATCCATTAGCAGCGTCTTTAATTCTTTTTTGTTTTCTTTGTTGAGAAGTAAGTCCATCATTATATTTTGATTTTGGCTTTCTTAAATATTTATTTAATCGGTGTGATTTATGAGCTTCACTTCTTCTTTGCTCGTCAAATTTAGCTAGTACTAATTTCTTTTTTTTTATTCTTCTTACCATTTTTTCCCCTTTCAATCCATTTTCCTTGTTTATATGTAAGATTAAATATCTTTTCTTGATATTTAATTATTTTCTCAATACTCGATAGATAGTTCTTGTGGTTACGTTGTATCGTTCTGCGAGTTCTTTTATTTTCCATCCAAATAACCTTTTCATTTGTATTCCGATTCTATCGAATTTACTTAGCTTTATGTTCATGCCAATACCTCCTGGCTTTTGTTTTTAACTTATTGTCTGTTTCACAATTTTTTTTTAATATATAAGTTCCGTCAATCCAAAAATGAAAATCTTCTTGTTCCCAATTTAATAGAAAATATATTTTTCTTGGATATGGCGTAGGATTTAATACATTCCAACTTTCATCAAAATAAGTAAATGTTAATGTTAGAAATATATATAGCTCAAACAATGCTATTACCATGTCCCCCAATCTTGGCAAGCTTTTTTAAGTGCTCTGGTAAAATCATACCTGTCGCCCCATTTTTTGCCTGCTATTTGATTGACCCAATCTATTTGCTGTTCTTTTGTTTGGCAACGATTTTTATGAATGTGGTAAAATTCTACATTATTTTCGTAAGCAGATAAATTGTTTTTATCGTGTTTATATGTTATTCTAGAAGACCATAAAGCTTCTTCATAATTAATCGCTCTAAATCCATTAATAGAATGCATTCCACATTTATCACATTTAGCTTTGTTATATTTATCTTCAGAAACTAACATTGTTCCTTTACTCATTATTTCTCCTTTCAGAGTCAGGGAGTCCGAAGACTCCCATTCCTCTTTTCGACGAGGTAAACATCACATTTACCTAAATTATGTATCTTATATATCATTTAAATACATCACTTCTTGCTAGTTTTCTTAGGATATAATCCCTCGTATGTTGATTCTGTCTTTTTAACCATGCTAATAATTTCTGATATGCTTTATGTGTTAGAGGGCCTTTTCTTGTATTGCATCTTGCACAAATCATCTGAAGATTATTTTTGATAGATTCTCCACCTGTACTAAGAGGAATGCTATGGTCACATACCATATTATTAATCTTAAGAATATCTTTACAATACTGACATCTTCGTCCATAGGCGGAATATATAAGTTCACGAATTTCTCTAAGAGAAATGTCAAATAATACTTCATACTCTTTACTCCTCCTTTTTAAGGACGTTCTAAGAGTAGAAGATTTCTTCATAAGCCTATGAAATACACCTTTCGACCTATTGCCGTGGTGCTTCTTAAGCTTAGGAAGAAACTTCTCCTCCCAAAACTGCGTTCTCTTGTTACGCCTGACCTGTTTCTTTGCCAAAATCATGCCATTCTAATTTGTTCCTATATACTAGAGCTATATTTAATTCAATTTTATATATTCCTAGTATTAGGACAGATGCTCTGCCTAACATTTCATCGCTCCAATGAATACCTATTCTAAATAGTTTAAAAAACTCTATCATAGATATATCATCTTCTATTATTACAGTTGCTAAAAAACCTTTCATTAAATTCTCCTTAATCTAAAGCTTTCACGCCATTCTACATCTACATCAAATAGTTCTCCATCTGTGTTTTTATACATATGTATTTGTTTAGTATTACTATTTGCCTGGCCATTTAAACCTATCACTTTACGTGATGCATTTTCTATGGCTCCTGAGCCTTTACCTGCATACAAATCAAGTATATCATTTCTGCTATATTCTCTACTGACTTGAGAGATTTGAATTATTATGACGTCTAAATTAACTGCCAAATTAGATAAGTTATGAGATATGTATTTAATTTGTTCATACTCTCCTTTAACATCTCTAGGCGTTTCTACGAGGTCTATATAATCCACTATAACTACTGATGGATTTAGTTCTTTGATTTTATCTTTAATTGATGATAATGTTGGAGATATTGTTTGTATTTGCAAATGTCTTAATTCATCTGCATAATCTTTATATATCTCTTTGTAGCTTTCATTAACATCTTCTTTGGATAATCCAGAAACTATTTGTAAATGCCTTCTATGCATATACCAAGCTGATAATTCTAGAGATAAGAATAATGTTGGTATTTGCCAGTCTCTATTGATTCTGTCATTTTTAAAGTCTACACCCAGGGCTAAGTTTTGAGCTAATGTTGTTTTATTAGAACCTGTAGGTCCAAATATTGTAACAAGCTCACCTGGATATATTTGTGTATCATATTCAGTTAAACCAAACATTTGAGCTAAAGGAATAGTTCTTCCATGAAAGTTAGTTGTTAACCTTTCTTCAAATTCCTTTTGCAGTTCATCTGAATCCTTTACTTGAATATGATAGTTTTTATTTTTAAAGTACATACATTTTGTTTGACAATACTGTTTCATAAGCGCATCTTGACAGCCGTAATTATAATTACCATTATAAACCGATTCTGTTTTTTGTATTATTTTATTCTCATCCATAGTATTGTTATTCCAGTGTAGCAATGATACTTTTGCATATTCACTGGGTATGCCGTGCCTTTTAAAATGACTTGCTATTCTCAGGGCTGTATTATGCCTAGAGCCTTCTATAGGCCCATTTCTTAACATTGTTTGAACACAAGGTACTACCTTGGTTGGTTCCATAACTTTACCAAATTCAACTACTTTTGGTGTTTCCAAACAGACAGACTCTTCTAGTTCTCCGTCTCCATCTAATAATTCATATGGATATTCAAGTCTTTGGTCTGATGCTAATTTATGGATTTCTTGAACACTAGCATTATGAGCTTCTTCTAATGTAATAGGTATCTTATAAAGACCAGTTTTCTGGTTCTTAGTATGAGCTACTCTATATATTCCACTTCTCATATATATACTAGTATCAATTCCTTCAAACAATTTTGACATAGTTTGTTTTACCTGATAGGGCAAGCTACCAGAAGGTTGGAAGTTAAATACTTTATTTGATATTGATACATGATATCCAGTACCACTAAAATAACATTGAATACTTTCATCAAGTACTTCAAATACATTTAGCTGCTGGAGGAGTTGTCTTAACTTAGCTAAAGTGTACTCGTCAGAGTTATCTTTTTTATCAATATCAATAAGTACATTATCTATACTTCTTACCCCCTGATAGCCTTTCATAGAGCCCTTAGAGTCTGCAAATTGCTTTGCATCCTCTTCATAGAGATAAACAGAGCGATATAAAGCTGTTCCATCCTTAGGTATATAATTACCTAATTCAGACTTTAACACCAGAGTTCCCCTGTTCATAGGGGAACCCACTGCTATCTCTACGTATATCACAGATTATTTAATGCGTTATCAGCTAATGTGCTATCATTCTTCTGAGGCATATCGCTTGCATCAGCTTCTTTAATAACTCCACGTGACTTTAACCATTCAACATCTTCTAGGCATTTCTTAACAGATTCTGCCCCTAAAGGATATAATTTAGGATACACTTCTGTGTATACTTTCTTCCCTGGTTTAGGCTTTTTCTTATAAGAATAAGCAATATACTTTTCACCGTTAGTAGTAAATCTTTCGGTAAGATATTTTCCAATATCATCAATTATATTGCCGTTTTCGTCCTCCCACTTCCCATCGATGTTGAGCCCTGCATTACAACCCATGACTTCAAATATTCTATACATTCTATTTAATACGCTTCCACCTACTATTTTCCCTTCAGCGTCTTTATCTAGTCTGCCTAGTATACTCATCTTGTTAGTAAATTCACTATTTTTGACAGATAGTTCTAATTCAATAAATACATCTGCCCAATCGTATTCTCCACTTCTGTTTTTAAATCCTACAATTCCTACTTCAATAGGACCTAAGAATCCTGATGGTACGCTTTTTGTTTCTGGTTTAAATATAGCCATTATTTACTCTCCTTATATATGTTTTTCCATTCGAACTTAACTTCTTTACCTTTTAGATGTGGACATCTACTTCCAGCTTCTATTGTATCATTTGCTTTAAACGATACCATTAGCTCTTGTTTATCATTACGATAGACATAGCCTATTGCATCTGCCCCTGCCATAATCACATTCTTTAACTTTCCTGTTAAATCAAGTGATTCTGGTATAACAGTAGTACTACCTTCTGTTACTGCATACGCAACTTTTCTATGCCCAATAATAATTAGATGGTCAGCTACTTCTTTAAAAGCTGATACAGTCTTAGCTACTTTTTCTCTTACTAATCCGTAGCCTTTACCAAAAGCCAAGTCTGCTATGGAATTTACGCCTTCCTCTTCACATACTCTTCTTTCAGCCCATTCTGCTACTTTATCTATAGTATCTATGGCTATATACTTATACTTCACATCCTTACTTTCTTTTATTGCTATAAGAGTGTCTATAAGCTCATCTCTGCTGTTTACTTCCTGTATGTAACCTTCTATCATACGACTACCTTTTTCTGTATCTATAATTAAACAATCGTCTAATTGAGATAGCATAGTAGTTTTGCCTACTTTAGGTGCTCCGTAAAGTAGAAGAGTACTAGGATTAACAGACACAGCTTTCCTCTTTTCTTTTACTAGTTTCATTTGATTTTTCCTTATTTATTTGATAACGATAACTCCCCAACAAAGGCTGCTGGGGAACTATCAATTTACTATATGTCAGGCTGGAAAGCAAGTACTTTTTTCTAGTGACATAGTAGGGAAATTGAATGACAATTCCCTCTCATATGGACTTGATGTTAATACTTTTCTGATAGCATTTACGATGAATGCACCTGCCATATTAGAACAATATGTTGTTGCTTTAATATTGCATGGTTCAGGGTCTCCATCTTCATCAGAATACCAAGTTTTCATGTATTTAGCTTTAGTCAAATCAGTAAATACATATTGCTGGTAATGTTCTCCACCCATTCTGCCATCTATTAACATAAATGGCTTTTGTTGCTTGTCGTAGCAAATATCTTCTACAGCTTCTCTACGAGATTTCATACTATCAAATCCTAAGATGACTATATCTTGATTGTTCTGATATCTAAATACATCATACTTTTCATTGAACATCATGATATCTGCCTCTTTATTAATTGATAATAAGTAATTACCAAGTGCAGTTACTTTAGGTTTTCCTATATGTTCTTCTACATATTGTGAAACTCCTAAGTTTTCAGTAGCCACTATATCCATATCATATAGCAAGAAATTTGTTGCTCCAGCTCTTACTAATTGACTGGCTGCAGAGCTACCAATAGCTCCGCAACCTAATATGTGATAAGTAAACTCATGAAGATTATTTACTAGTCCTGAACTTCTTATATTAATACCATCCATGTCCATACCCTCCATATAATGTATTATCTATTGTTGTCAATGCATCATCATACACTTTTTGAACTTTTTCTGATTCGTACTTTATATGGTCGTGTGGAAACAAAGTAGATGTAGCTTCTAATAACTCACCTTGTTTTATTTTCTCTACATTCATTTTTGCATCTTTTTCTTTGAGCCTGGAATTGATAGCTTTAATAAATTCAGAATACGCTTTGTAGTCTTTTTTACCACTAGCATAATCATCCATCATTTCTTCTACTTCATCAATAACAAATTGAAATACTTCTACATACGATTGTGCATTATCATTTTTATTCCACTTTAATACATTATCATCTGCTAAAGGGTCATCTTTAGGTGCATTCCATATACCAACTTGATTAGTCTGTCTAAACTTACTAGTCCAGCATTTGTTATTGATAGGCATTACTACAGGGGAAGGACTTGAACAAAGCTCATCATACTCTTTGAGTTGTTTTTTAGTGGGTTCAGCGATTTTTCTGATGATTTCTAATGGAACATCTTCACTATGTTCAATCGGTTCCCACGTAGAAACATTTAATACATAGTCTCCAAATAGATTGATGACTAGAGCTAATGACCAAGAATCATTTTTCCAAGCTTTGATTTCGTTTAAATCAGTGCCTGACCAAAATGCAGCCATAGTATGATGTGAGTGCCACCAGCAAAATCTTACATCTCCGTGTTTCATTCCTGCTTTGACATAATAATCTCTTAGTGCATCTCCATCTAACTCTGTAGTTGTTCCAGTATTCTGCTGTTTTAGTATTACTGGTTCAAATATTTCCCACACCATCTTTCCGCTTACAGGATGTGGTACTCTTTTTACACAAGTAATACCAGATATTTCGTTTTTGTCTTTATCATAAGCTATTCTAGCATATTGTTGCATTGTATTCCATGCTTTTTCACTAATAATAAAGTTTCTTTTTATGTCTTTAGACATATTTTCTCCTTTCTATTGACTAGGGTTATTTACGTTTATAGTCCAACTTGCAACCATTCTTTCCATATCACTTTCTTCACTTGCTTCTGGGGTACTTTCTTCCCAGTAATTAATATCAAGCAATGTATCTTCTATGGATACGAATTTGTGATTTCCTATTACATATGAATATAACCTACCTGAATATTCAGCTCGTAAATCAGTTGGATTGTTTAAGGTTGTAGTGATTCTTTTGTTAAGATTGTATTCTGATATGTATCCAATATATGATTCTATCATATAATTCAAATCAGGACATTCTTTATAAGATTCAACAAAAGAAATGTAATTATTACATTCTTTTCTCAATGGACATTTCTTTTGGTCACATTCATTGATAGTTAATTGTCCATAATCATATAAGTTTTTACCTACATAATTAAGACTATTATTAACTTCTCTTAGAAAGATTGAGTCTTCTGCCATTGCATGTTTATCTATGTTTTGTTTAAAACAAGCATTTTTATTAAAACCTAAAACTGTTTTAATAGTTTGAAGTTCACTTTCTGTTTTATCTGAAGGTATACCAGAATCGTATAAAACCTTAGAAGGTGTATTATGTGGGTTGGTTCTGTCATTATTATAGATACTATTCCAAGCACTAAGTCCCATTACAAGTGATATATAATCGTGATTTGTGATAGGTTGTATTATATCATCTTGAAATGAAGACAAACAAACACTGCTTGTCCAAGGAATATTAGTTAGCTTTTGATATGAATGATTATTATCTTGACTTGTTAAGTCATAATATCTATTTGATGCAATGTATGGATGATAACCATCAACAACACATCCATTCATTTTTACGTTCCCACGTGTACTTTTACCTAATAGAAACTTACTAAAATCTCTTTGAAATACTATATAACAAAGAGGTGTTTTAAGTTTTTCTATTATTTCATTATCGTTATTTACAATATTCATTGTATTCGGATTTACTTGAACAACTGTAAATAACTTAAGATTTAGAAATCCATTAAATGGTGGTTCGTAATCACAAAACTGCCAATTAACTCCATGATAAATATGAAAATTATCTGTCATTTGATTAGCTTCTTTAGTAGATTCATATAATTTTTGTATTTCATTATTCTGAACTTCAATTAATTCATCTACATTGTCGACTACTTTACCTACATTCCGTTTAGCTTCCATTCTTAAACCATCTAGATTATTTATAGCTGTATGAAGGTTTGTAATACTCCTCTTACCATCATGTATACGATTAAAGAAATGAGTTAACCCAGAGTTACGCTTCTTAAAACCATTAAGAAATGAAACATATTCTTTTAACGTATCATATATTCCTGGATTCCAATCAAAATTAATCTTGGTTCCAAAAGTATAGTCAGTAGAAGTATTCATTGCTATAGATTCTCCCCAATACTGGTTAAATCTTTCTAAATTTTCATTGAATTTTCTAACATATTCTAATGAAGTGATTTTAGCAAATTCTTCTGAATCTACCATTGCCATAAAAGTATCTATATCACAAAGTTCTACATTATTTACTTTTGTATAACCATTATGATATTCCATCCAATTCTTTAGAGTAACACTTGAATCTGTCTTTTCTAAAGGTATTTGAGAATACTTTTCTAGTAACGGATTTCTTTTGCTTATTGCATTTATACTTAATTGCATAATTTCTCCTGTCTAATATTAATGGGGACTCACATATTCCTTTGCCTAGTTTAACGACCTTTTAGTACATCTAGCATAACTAGAAAATCATCACTGTTGTCATCAGGAGTAGGACTTATTTTCTCTGTGAGTTTACTTGTATATAAAATACAGTGGCACTTGCACAGAAGGACCAGTTGTTGTCCCCATTAATTACTATTAGACCTCATTATTAGGTCTATTTACTTATTTATAACGCCTCCAGTCTTGTTATTAGACTGCCAACCAACAAATAATGGCTTGATACTACCATCATCGTTAGTTTCATTCATAGGCATTGCTGCCGTGTTATCTGTGTATAGAGTATCACTAATATTAACCTGTACTTCATTAGGTATGTCTAGCTCTACTCGTAACTCTCCAATAGTATTAACTACTACTGTTTTTGATGTCCAGCCTCCGTTTTCATAAACTTTAAGCTGTCTTGGTGTTGTTTCTTGGTTTGCCATATGTACAAACTCCTTTCTGTTTTTTATTATATAAATTAAAGGGGGCTTGACCCTCGTTAGTATCATGATGCTTCTTACTTAGAGGACTTTTACCTCTCCTTCAGATGCTTCGTTACTCGCCTGTCAATATCCCCCTACTATGAGGTAACATAGTATAATTATTAAAATGGTATCTTTTCCCAATCATCATCTTGTTCTGGGTCGTCGCCTAACATAATGCGTCTGTCTTCGTTCTCTAAAGCTCTTTGATTATACTTATCTCTAAAGTATTCCTCTTCAGCTTTAACATAACAAGAATCATCGTGACCGTAAGTACTATAATTAGCTTTATAGTCCTCCCAATCAGTAGGCCACCTAGAGTCTTCTTCGTCTTGATTCTGACTATTAATAATAAGAAGAGAAGAAACTACTGATAGTAGCCCAAACGTAATACCAAATAAAATTTGTGCATTATGAAACATTTGTAGTGCTAATGCAACAAAGCACAAAGATAATATTCCTAAACCTACTCTTTCACCATTCATTGTTTACCTCCTTGGTAACTTTTTTAATTATTATCCACACAGAGATTGCTATAATTGCTATCACCTTTAAGATAATAGCAACTATAGAATCAATAAGCCATATTGTATCAAGAACTTGTTCCATTACACACTCCTATGACTTGTACTTTAGCTGTAGTTCTATTAGGCTCAGTAAAATGATTCTGACCCTCTTTAATAGCATCGTATACATTTCTAGCCATTACAATAGTTACAGCACAACTTAACAGGTTAATTACTTTATATTTATTCACTATTTACCTCCATTAATTAAACAATTAAATATTATTATAATATCTTGCGAGCTTTATATGCACTCTCGTACTTTAATACTCGCTAAGCCTAATGAACAATACCTTGAGTTACTTTCGATTCACTAAAGGATTTATAAGCCATCGATATTAAGGCTGGGCTCTCGATTCCCTGACATCTTACTCAATGCTACGTCTATTTTTTACCATTAATTAAAAAATTAATTTAAATTTTATTTAACATAGCCTACCCTTTCGGGCAGACTATGCTAAAGATTTGCTATTTATTTTTATTAGCCTCTTTTCTTTTATCTCCTATCAACGAATCATAAGTCTCTTTGGTATATGATAGATATTGAGTAAAGAAATTTTCTTTCTCTTTATCGCTCATACCATTACCAGATGGACAAATGCTCAAAAGAGGTGTATCGTGCTTTTCACTATCGTGATTTATCATATACGATACACCGTTAACTTCTTTCAGTTCAGCTAAAAGCTCAGATATCTTTTCATCTGCTTTCAGAGCTTTTATGCTGGGAACTGGAAAATTCACTATGTTGACTGATTTTTCGGAACTTGATAATATCATTGAAACGCCTTTAGTTTTCACTACTTCAAACAAGGCGTGCCAAACGTGTTCATTATCTCCGAAAAATCCCTCTAAAATTTCTTTTATTTTATTCATCTTTATTTCTCCTTTTTATTTACGTTTAATAGAAATTTATACCAGAAATAGAAGAGGCAAAAAGATTGTAGGAACAGGGGGAAGAATGTCGGCTTAAACGATTCTTTTCGCAGAAAAGAAATTCTTTTACGAACATACAGTACCGAACAATGAACATCATCAGATGATAACTGGGGCAACGAAACGGAGTGTAGTTGTGGGTAAGTTATCATCTGAAGAGGTTCCACAGGGTGGGAAGATGAATAGCCTGTATGTGTAGTAAAAGAATAGTATAAGTCGTACAAGACAAGTATACTCAACGATACAAACAAGCACACACAAAGCCACAAGCAAGCAGTAAGCGTGTGTGTGAGCCACATAGTAGTTGGTATACTTGT